TGAATTTATTCAAGTTAGAACACGAGGCGGTTTGCGGAAAGCACCATTCGCCATTTCTTTATTTGGTAACACTAGTGTAGGTAAAAGTACATTGTGCCAACTTACAATTGAAGCTGTTGGTATGTATAATGGTTTTGACATTTCTCCAGAGCGTGTAGCTACTTGGGGAGATAACGATAAATATGCGTCAAACATTCGTTCATCTACTAATGTTATTATTTTCGATGATTTTGCGAACACTGTTTCTACTTTTATGGATTTTTCTCCTTGCTATAGATTGATCCAGACTATCAATAATGCTTTGTTTTTGGCTCCCATGGCTGAAGCATTTATGAAAGGTAAGGTAGCTTTGCATCCATGGTTGGTTATGGTAACTACTAATGTAGAGTCGTTGATGGCCCATAGTTATTCTGAGAAACCAGAATCTATTCTACGTCGCCTTTACCACGTGAGTGTTGATGTTAAACCTGAATTTCAGACTGATGGCAAGTTAGACTCGGAAAAGGTTCGTGAAAGATTTGGATTGCGTAAAGATCCAGATATTTGGCTTATTGGAGTTCGCACTTGTTTGGTAGGTGCCCCTCAACATCCGGGGTCACCACTCAATAAGTATGAACTAGTTCATTTGGTTTATAAAGACAAAGTCATGAAAGATATCGGTGTTTCTGAATATTTGGAGTGGGTTCAGGTTGCTTCTAAGCGACATTATGAATTCCAAGCTGAAATAGTAGAAACTATGATGCAACCTCCCAGTAATAAGTGTCAAACGTGTGGCTTTTGCTTCTGCAGTTGTCCACCTTGTGTCGAAACTAATGATGTTTTACCTCCTGTAGTAGATGATGCAATTTTCCCTGGAGAAGAAGCCCGTTCACAAGGTGATACCAATTATTTACGCACTTTGCGTAACTTTGTGATGGGAACTTCTGAAGAATTAGAAGAACAAAGCGGAGTAATAACACGTGTTTTGCGTATTCTTTTGATCTATGCGGTTTCATTTACTTTTTCTTTTGTGGTTAACATTTGCATTACACTACTGTCTTTATCCCCCACAGCTCGTAGCAATGTATACAATTATTATAAATCAGGCTTGTTGAATTATTTCACACGCATATATCGCGATGCGTACAGAACTTCAATGCGTAATTTATATTATTTTGCACGATGGCAACAACAACAGCGTTGGAATTTAAGGGCCATGTGGTGGCATGCACAACATGTAGATTTGTCTCACCTTGTCGAGTTAGACGCATGGTATGATTCGTGGATTTTTGACTGGATTGCATGGGTGCCTGCTTACATTGTAGAGCGTCCCATGTTCGTTTGGACAGTTATTTACTTTAGACGTCACAACTATGTTGACCGCTACTGGAAGATTCTTTTCTTGTATTTATGGTGTTTCGCTGTATCATATGCTTGGATAGTTAGGGGCTATTATATTAGCGGGATTATCTCTTTCTATGTAACATGTTCTATTATTGCCATCTTGTACCATTGGGAACGTCAAGCTGTTCGGAATGAATTATTGCGGCGCTCTAACACAGCACCTGCATTTATTCAATTTGCACGCAGCCGTGCAGGCATGACCCTCTTGGGTTCAGCCTTTGCCTTGTATTACATTGTTAAATACGTTCGCAGGATGAAAGATGTTTTGTATCCACAAGGCAATCTTAGTCCCACTAGCATGGCTGATGTAGCCGCTCGTGATGCTGAACCCGATATGTGGGCAACACCCTTTATTAGTGCTTTACCCATGAGTACAGCCTCGAAGACCACAACTTCTGCAGACCTAGCCGCTTTATGTGCTAGTTCTGTTGTCTATGTGGAAAGTGACAAGCATTTTGTACGAGGTTTTTTGGTAGAAAGCAATTTTATGATTCTACCCACACATTTTGTTCTTAAACATTTTGAGAAAGCACCAGAATTTACGGTTCAATGCAGATCTCGGTCTCCTAAGGTTACAGGCGGGTATTTTCGTGATACCATTTCACGTGAATATGCTGTTGGCATACCAAATACTGATTTTACATTAGTTTGGGTGCCAAGTGCAGGTAGCAGGAAATGTATGACACGATTCTTACCACTTGACAAACCTTGTTCTGCTGAAGGCATATTTGTATATAAATCCAAGGAAGGAGATTGTGAGATGTTTAGAACTCTTTTTTCTGCGCAGAAAGTTTCACATCGTACATGTGCAAACTTCCAAGGTGGTATTTATACTCTACCCGTGGAAACTCAGGACGGCATGTGCATGAGCCCCATAGTGTCCGTTGGACGTGGGTCTACTATTTTAGGGTTCCATTTGTGTGGCTTTGGAGTAAAAGGCGGTGCTGGATATTTGTCTCAAGACATGGTTCGGAGTGCTATTTCAGAAATGTGCTCCAAGCCTGGTGTTGTAAGGTTGTGCAGTGAAGGTGATATGCCAGAAGAACAATATGGGACAAAGCTTGTTGAGTCTACCGACATTCATCACAAAAGTCCTGTGCGATATTTGACACCGAATACTAGTATTGAAGTATATGGTAGCATGTCAGTTCGGAGTACACCTCGTAGTATTGTTGTACCCACATTGATCTCTCCTCATGTGTCAGAAATTTGTGGTGTACCTCAGAAGTGGGGTCCACCCAAGCTGAAGGGTGATAGTGTATATCCGTATCAAGTTGCTTTGGAACAATTAGCTCATCCATCATTGAGTTTGGGTGGTGTTGTTAGCCGCGCCGTAGAAAGTTATATGGTGCAATTTGATGAAATATTTACTCGCTTACCCGAATTAATGGATGCTCGGCCTCTTAATCAAGTAGAAACTGTTAGTGGCTTGAAGGGCAAGAGATTTATAGATCCTATGAATTTTTCTACTTCACCCGGTTGGCCATTGAGCGGTAAGAAGCGTGATTATTTGGTTCTATGTGACCCAGAGGAATTCCCTGATGTCGGTTATCCTCAATCGTTTTCGGAAGAAGTATGGGACGAAGTTGATCGCACGTGTGAAATTCTTCGCAAAGGTGAACGTTGTTACTTTGTTTGGAAAGCGTGTTTGAAAGATGAACCTACGAAGTTGACAAGCGAGAAGGTGAGAGTGTTTCAAAGCGCTCCACTAGCTTTGCAACTGTTGATTCGCATGTACTTTTTACCTTTGGTTCGCATTATGCAATTGAACCCACTATTGACAGAATGCATGGTGGGAGCAAATGCAGAAGGACCAGAATGGGGTCAGCTTAATGAACATATGATTTCTAAGGGAAATAACATACTGGCTGGTGATTACAGTAAGTATGATCAGAGGATGCCTGCACAGTTAACAATTGCGGCTTTTGATGTTCTAATTTCTGTAGCAAAGCAGTGTGATTATAGACCTGAAGATATAACGCTTATGGAATCAATCGTTTCAGAAATCGTGTATCCTCTCATGGCATATAATGGTGATTTGCTCATGATTTTTGGATCGAATCCTTCAGGTCAGAATTTGACCGTTATCATCAACTCTATCGTCAATTCTTTGTTATTACGTTGTGCGTACTACTCTATTTATCCTGAGGATAGTGCGCAAGACTTTTATCAGAATTGTGCTTTTGGAACGTATGGTGATGATGTTAAGGGGTCTGTATCTCCTAGTCGTCCATTGTTCAACCATATTAGCTTTGCGACATATCTGGCTCGATATGATATCAAATTTACGATGCCAGACAAAGAATCTGTTGCTACTGAATATATGACACCTGATGAAGCCGATTTTTTGAAGAGAAGTGACGTGTATAATAAAGATTTAGATGCACACATTGGTGTTTTAGATGAGTCATCTATTTTTAAACGTTTACATGCACACCTTCTTTCTAAGGAATTGACTTTACCTCAGCAGTCAGCACAGAATATTGATTCGTCATTACATGATTGGTTTTATTATGGTAGGGAAAAATATAATTTGCGCCGAGAAGAGATGTTAAGAGTTGCTAAGGCCGCAGATATTGAACATCTATGTCAAGGCTTTGACATTTCGTATGATATGCGGGTAGCTAAGTGGCGATACAAATATCTTGGGGAAGGTATCCCAGACGAAAATGCCATTTTTGATTAAACACCTAGCATATGTGTATAAACTGTGCGGCCAGTTTTGAATCTGGCTCAAAGAAAGCAAAATTCATGTGTGCATATGGATACCATTTATTGTTGTATTTAAAAATGTATATAATTATATTTAGGCTTTGCACATAGGCGTTTGCTCCTATTTAGGAGAGTCGTGCCGGACACCAACATTTTTGACCTTCTTGGCATTGAGTCGTGCCTTGATTGTATATTGACTTACTCATCCAGGACAAAATAGTAATAGTGCTGCACTTCCTCAGGCACTATCAAATCTACCGGACTCTACACCGTTAGTTTTGATTACGAAAAATGTAGAAATTCAAGACATGCAGCCTCAGATGGGTTCTGTTGGACCAGAAGCTGGAGAAGGTTTAGGGTCTGCTTTAACTAGTGAGAATGTTACTTTCGACGAAGCAGTTTCTGGACATATGTACGATACAAATGCATATGTTGATCCTACTCGTAAGCTACAGGATTCAGACGATGCCGATTTGGGCGATTTCTTTAAACGTCCTATCAAAATTCAGGAATTCGGATGGGGCACAGGTTTGTCCATTGCTACATCCTTTAATCCATGGGATGATTTCTTTTCCAACAAACGCGTGATAAATCGTATTAACAATTTTGAGTTATTGCGATGTAATTTGCATTTGAAGTTTGTTTTAAATGGTAATCATTTTATGTATGGGCGTGCCATAGCATCGTATTTACCATTTCAGTTTGCTGATACGTTGACAACTAATCGTGCTTTGATATCTCAGGATGTCATTGGTGAATCACAGCGCCCACATGTGTACCTGGACCCTTGTACGTCCCAGGGTGGTGAATTATTGTTGCCTTTCTTTTATAATAGAAATTATGTGTCGATTTCTAGCGCCAATTGGGCTACATTGGGGGAGATTACATTGCGTTCTATCAATGATCTTAAACATGCCAACGGTGCATCTGATTCAGTTTCTATCAGTGTTTTTGCGTGGGCTGAGGATGTGGAGGTGTCTGTATTGACCTCTGTCAATTCATCTGACCTTGTCGCACAGATGGGAACAAAAGAAACAACTGAAGCCAATGAAGATGGTGTGATATCCAAACCAGCTACCACCGTGGCTAGGATAGCTTCTACTTTGCGCACTATACCACCCATTGCTCCTTTTGCTATGGCTACTGACATTGCAGCCACGGCAGTTGCCGATATAGCCAGGGCTTTTGGATATAGCCGTCCGCCTGTTACCCGTGCACTTATGCCAGTACAAACTCAGTGTGTAGGCCAGTTTGCTACCACTAACACGCCTGACAATGTCACAAAGCTCACATATGATGATTTGCAAGAGCTTACAGTAGATCCACGTATTTCTGGATTGGACAACGATTGTGACAATTTAGCTATTAAATCTATAGCTGGAAGGGAGTCTTATCTTACCACCTTCGGTTGGCCTACTGCAACTTCGGCAGAAACATTATTGTGGAATGTACGCGTCCAACCGTCGTTGTGGGACGAGGTTAGTGTCGCAGGGTCTACTGAATACCACCTCACGCCCCTAGCAGTTGCGTCTATACCCTTTGCATATTGGACAGGGTCATTGAAATTTCGCTTTCAGATAGTCTGTTCAGGTTTTCATAAGGGGCGTTTGAAATTTGTTTATGATCCTAAGTACCTGCAATCTAATGAATATAATATTAATTATATGAAGATTGTAGACATTTCAGAGACTAAAGATGTCACAATGCAGATAGGCAATGGACAAGATGTTTCGTTGATTAGTAAATTGACACCTGCTATTGACAGTGTCACTCAGAGTTTTAGTACTACCCCATATACGTATACTGATGCCGGTAATGGGACACTAGCAGTTTATGTTGTTAACGAACTCACCGTGCCCAACAGCACTATCAATAATGATATTCAGATTAATGTCTTTGTTTCTGCTGCTGATGATTTTGAAGTTTTCGTTCCTACTGATCACTTTCAGAATTTTGTATTTAAACCCCAATCAGGAACTCTTTCAGACCCACGCAGTACTGCCAATAATGGTATTACTGCGTCTGAAATTCATATGTTGGGGCCCACTATGACTGTTAGTGATAAATTATCTGCCGTTTATTGCGGTGAAACTGTATCCTCTATGCGGAATTTTCTCAAGAGATACAATTTGTCTCGCCGCTTGGGTATTCCTGCTGTAGGGGCTGGTAAATTCCATCAATATACTTTGGCCAATTTTCCAATGTATCGTGGACATGTGACAAATGCCGTGGATAGCACAGTTGATTTTGCACCATACAATTATGCCA